TCTCAATAATATTATCCTCAACTTTCTAGGAGGAAAAAGTGTAAATTAAAGATTTATGAAAAAGTTGAGGATAATGAAAACTTGAGGATAATACCAAAAATCATGAATTCATGATTTCTTATAAAATTCGCATTCATAACCATCGGTATCAAGAAGCAACCCCTTTGCCCAGGGAGGGACTCTACTCATCTGCTGGCACACCCTATCAAGTGACATGCTAGGATCCACCTCAATAATAACCTCATCATGCACATGAGCCACAATGCTGTAAGAGCTTAGAGTCTTTATGGCATGCATCAAAATATCACGAGAGATTGCTTGGACAATGTTTTCTACAAACTTAGGCCCATAGCTTTCAAGTCGATCCCATTTTTTAGTAGCACCGACACCTTCGTAAGTGACCGATTCACCACCGAAGATATTCTCACCAATCTTTGGTTTAACATAGGCAAGCTGCCTACCAGAAGGAAGAATGATAAAGAGCATCCCACTCCTGTAATGAAACTTAATATTTTGTATTTCTTGAGATTGCTTTTCCTTAATACACTTCTTAGCTGCTCTATCCACATCCCACCAGAATTTTACGATGTACGGGTTAGCCTGCCTCCAGGCATTAACCAGGGGTTTCAGTTCTTCCTCTTCAAGGGCCATATCCAGTGCGCCCATAGCCTTTAAAGCACCCACTGATCCACCATAACCTAGAGCCAGTTCTGCGATCTTACCTTTCTGCCTTAAATGCCCATTCACACCATGCTTTTCTACCGGGACATTAAACATCTGTGATGCGGATGCACAATAAATATCACCGCCGCTTGCAAATACTTCACTTCTCCACTTTTCGCCTGCAAGCCATGACAGCACACGAGCCTCAATGGCAGAAAAGTCGGCAACTGTAAACTTACAGCCTTTCTTTGGCACAAAAGCTGTCCGAATAAGCTGTGAAAGAGTATCTGGTATATCTTCATAAAGCATTTCGAGAACTTCAGAATCACCACTTTTGACGATACCTCGAGCTTCTTTTAAATCCATCATATGGTTTTGAGGTAAGTTCTGCAGCTGCACTATTTTTGAGCTGAAACGACCTGTTCGATTGGCCCCCAGAAAAGTAAACATACCACGAATCCTGCCATCACTGCAGACTGCATTTTCCATTGCAGAATATTTCTTAACAGAGGACTTTGCCAGTTGCTGACGGAGTTTAAGCACCTCAGCTAGATGCTCCGGCGCTTCCTTCAATAGTTCTGCCACAGCCTTTTTACCGAGGGTATCTGTTTCCACGCCATTTTCAGAGAGCCAGCCTTTCATCTGTTGCACTGAGTTTGGATTATCAAGTTCTGTTACTTTCTGCATCTGATCCATCAGCTTGGTGCGTGACATCTCATCCATAGCAATGGCCTGTTTTACAAAGTCCATATCTACCTTTATGCCTCGATCATTGATTCTCTCACTCAAATGGTATTCATCCCATATGAATTCTGGCACAGGAAATTTAATCAATTTCTGCTCAATCTCAATCTCAGCTTCGACATCACGAATGTTATAGGCTTTGAATCGCTCCCATTTATCTAGGTCATCAGAGGGTAAATTTCTTGTGCGGTTTCCATTTGCCTTAGTTGGGCTACAAGGAGAACAAAAGAAACGAATCAGATCTTTACCTTCCATCATTTTTTGCTTCCCAAGGCCGAGAACCGCACCCACACCTACTAATGATAAAGGCAGCCCCATATATGCTGCCCATGTCATTGTGCACCTCCATGATTCAGGAGGAATATACTTACCCACTGGGTATCCCAGAAAGCGTGAGAAGCATATCCGCTCAAAGGAAGCATTATGAGCATATTTTATAACATTATCATCTTCTATTGCAGAAAGTATTACTGGTGGTATCTTTTCACCGCGGGCTAGATCGATTATTTTAACCTCACTTCCGTCTGCGGAATAGGCAAAGAGCAGTATTTCAAAATCATCTGCCTGAACATAACGATACACACCACACTTTGCTAAATTGACGCTACTATAAGTTTCAATATCACAATGTAATGTTTTTATTTCAGCCATGCATATCTATCTCCATTCTTTATTTTGCTTATAGCCTGATGCCCCACACCATACATCTCTCCAAGCCGAGTGCAAGTAAATCCACAGAATAATCCAAATCGTATTCCTTCAACATCATCCGTGGTAAGTTTCTTCCATGCCTTGCCTTGGCGATAAACATCATAAACATTTTCAGTCTGCGTATCATATCGAAGGTTCATTAGGCGATTATCTTTTGGATCCCCGTTTGCATGAAGCACATACATACCATCTCTTTCGCCTACAAAAGAAGCCATAACCAAATGATGAACTGCAAAGGTTTGTCTTGGATCATTTAGGACAACCATTAGATAATTACCTCGATTTCCGGGTCGAAGTATTCTTTCCTTTAATAAATAATCAAACTCGCCATTCTGATTGCTACTATGAATTACACGTTCAAGACTCTTAATTCTGCCCTCACTGCTTGCCTGGTACTTCCCCTCATATCCGGGTATGTCTTTCCATATTTCATCCATTTAATATACCTCCTAAAAAAGCAGGTGGCAGAGGAAATACCCCCACCACCGTCAATTGGCCTTTTCTATTAGGCAAGGAAGTCATCATCTGCAAGCGTTGAAAAATCATCTGCTGCAGAGGTCTTTCCACCAAGAGGCTCTCCATCCTTAATTTTTTGAATATTACCCAAACCACAAGCAACACCCTTATTACCGTTTGAGTTAAAAGCATAGAAGTTGAGTGAAACCCTACCATAGCAACCGCTGTACACCTCGCTGCGATCCATAATTGGCTTAACACTTTTATCTACAATCTGTGGAGCAGTTTTGCTATTGGCATTGATAAAATAATGCCCCTTATAAGCCTCATCATCACGCTCTACATCTCCGTCACGTAGTGGCAGCTTAATTGCCGCTTTGTTCGGTTTCTTTCCACCAAATTTAGCGATGCCTTCCTCAATGGCTGCATCCACTGCAGCATTTATAGCATTAATGGTTTCTGTATCGTCTTTGGGAATAAGAACAGATACGCTGTATTTTTCTGCGCCACCGTTGATGGATACTGGCTCCCATCCGTGAAAATAAGAAAGCCTTGTGTTTACACCTGTAATAACTTTAGCTCTGTTTTCGATTTTACTCATAATATTAACCCTCCATAATTTCGTTAAATTCGTTTTTTGCATCAGCTACATTAATTGCCGGTCTTTTATCTGATTTGGGGACAAGAGTCGGCTTGCCCGGTGGTTTATAAATGAGGTTTCCTAGAATTTCCTCAAATTTGGTTTTACCCATCAATTTTTGCATCTCTGTCATAGGGATGAGGCTCTTACGATAAATGTCCTTGTATCCGCTGATGACAGCTTTTTCTGCTACTGCATTTTCATCTTTATACTTTCGAACAGATCGACCTTCCACAACCTTAAAACCTTGCCACTCTTTACCGTGATTGACTGCAGCGTCTGTCGCATAAGCAGTTATCTCATTCGCCCATTTGGTAAGGTCGGGAAGAATGGATAGCACTTCTTCTATCTCACTATCTGTAAGTAACGGTGGCATCTTAAACTCCATCTGTGCCAGTTTCAGATTTTCATCAGCTCTAGCACGACATCTGCTGGATGCTCTGCAGAAAGTACACCACTGGCCAGGCATATATTCACCTTCACCTTGATAGGCTTTTGCGGCTTTTGGTTTTAGTTCCTCTTCTGCCCAAGCTTTAAGTTCTTCTACCGGAACAGTCCATGTGCTGACATTTTCTCTTCGTGGTTGAAAAATTGTCATTGATATTTCTTTGATGTCGTATAGGCTGTCATAAATCTCTAAAGCGCCTAATGCATACAGTTTCATCTGTGGATTGTCCTCTGCATCCACTAGCACGCCCATACCATATTTGAAATCTACGATGTGAAGTCTATCATCTGAGATGATCACACAATCTCCTGTCCCAAAACCATCTGGAACATAACAAGAGAAATCAAGACGTTGTTCAATAAGAACGATAGGATCTGTGCAGGACTTTCTTGCAAGTTCTACCTGCTCCATGATGAAGTCAACGTAGGCATCCGTGCATTCTTCCATTTCATCTGAATCATACTCTGATGTAGGCCTCTTACTCCTGATGCGAAGTGCCTTTTTTAGCTTGTGTTCCGAGAGGGCATGGGCTGCCGTACCTTCTTTTGCTGCTTCTCCATTTTTGTTTTCAAACTCAAGTTCAAGCCTTGCAGACGGTAAACAATGAAGCCATCTGTGTGATGAAGATGCAGATAATATTGCATGATTACCCATTCCCAAGAACCTCCGCATCTTTCAAGATGTCAGCATAATAAGCCTTATCAACAGCACTTAACTTGTCAGCACCATACTTCCCAATGATGCCCCGCACTTCAGCGGTAAAGCCAAGCTGACTTTTTTCGGCAAGTACCATTCTCACTTTTTCCAGCGAAATATCCGGCTCATTTGCTTTTTCTGTCTTTGTGGTGGGTGTTTCTTTTGGATCAGAATCGCTATCTGCCATTGCATCACAAACCGCTTGTATGCTATCAGCAAGACTTCGCATATCATTTACCACATCAAGCAGTAACTTTATTTTGCTCAAGATCATTTCCTCCTTTCGTCATCTCACAGATAGAGAGTTCCTCGATGCTGTCTCCGGGGATTACAATCGTTACACGCTGTTTTCCCCCAAGAAGGAATCGAAGGATGCGCTCCCTCACGGAAAAGTTACGGTAAGTAACAATCCCACCTGTCTGTGGTTTCTTTGAAACACTAATTTTTAGATTGTGCTTCATATCCATCACCTCTTTCTGAAGGGCGCTTTTATTTGTTGCCCTCTACCTGGTAGCCACAGGAGATACATAAATCTGACGGTTTAATAAAAAAAATGCCCAAGGAAGTTTTAAACCTCCAAGGGCATCATGCTTAGTTAGGGATTTTCAGTTTTTGACCGGTATAAATAATCGTTGATTTTAAATTGTTCAGTTTAACAATCTCTGTGTATCTTGTCCCGCTACCGAGTAGCTTGGCTGCAATTGCCCAGAGAGAATCACCTTTAACTACCGTATACTCTTTGTAAGTTGGTGAAGAGGTGCTACCGGTGGGATATACAATCATACCATCGTTGTTGAAAACATAATAACCTGGGTTCATATCAACCTGTGCCTTTGCATTGGAAAGGATACGATATGCACCAAGCTGTGATTTCGCATCTGCCCAAGTCTTTCTAACGCGGTAATAGCCTGTAGTCAGCTTTTCAGGATAGGTTGTATTTTCAGAGCCCCCAGCAGGTGGTTCATCTGCTGAAAGTAACTTTTTAACCTCTGTTCTAAAAGTGTCCATGCTCTTACCATATCTTGAAAACCAATGTCTTGGATCAGCATGATTGGATGCAATCCCTCGTTGATACCCCTCATAGTGGCCGATAATCGTACCGGCAGTCATCGGGTCGAGTTTATACTCCTTACAAAGATATGCACATAACTCCACCGCTTCTTTATAGATAGCATTAAAATACGAGGCATCGGTCAAACCGTCCTCGCAGATTTCAAAGCCAATATGTGTGTTATTTGCATCGCCTCCAGCATGCCAACCTCTATGATTCCATGGTAGGGTTTGATAAGTTGCAATGGAGCCATCTTTAAGTTTCCCTATAAAGGCATGGACACAAACCTGTCTTCCATCTGGTCTGTCTTGATTCCAATGATTATTATATTGATTTACTCCTAATAGACCATCATCCGGTCCAACATATCTGCGTAAATTTGGATTGTTCACTCCGGTGCTATGAACCATGATGCCTTTTGGTGTAATCTTTCTGCCTGCCTTGTAGCAAGCATTCTCTGTAAAAATAAGCTTTCTGAGATTCATTATTGCTCTCCTCCTTTGTTATGCAGCTGAGCAAGAATATCCTTTAATTTCTCTGGTATCGGTAATCCTAAGCGCCCTGCATTTTCCAACATGGAAACCCCTTCATTGGAGCAATAGAAAAAGATGATGGCGGTTCGGAGCATGCTACCGTCTCCTATAAGATTCGTGTCGATAATGTGACCGATTCCAACCATTACAAAAATAAGCACCTTCTTAAAAATGCCTCGAAAACCGACCTCGCTGGATAGTTTTTTATCAACAATGGCGCACATGACACCAGTGATATAATCAGCCACCATCAATGTAACTAATGCATATAAAAACCCATCAAACCCTCCTAAAAACCATCCCAAGAATCCGCCTAATGCAGTTAGTGCCACTTGTACCCAGTTCCAAATTTCCTTCATGACTTTTACCTCCTTCATGATTTTGAATATATAAAAAGAGTGCCTGCATCTTCGCAAACACTCTTGGATCGTTATAATTGATTCGTTTATATTTGTTTAGGCAGTGCCTCCCATAATCTCATGTCCTCCTGTCCTAAAGACCAAATGGCAATTCCTCTAAGCTTCCATCGATATGCCGCTTCATTTGCCCAATAAACAAGGCTGTCCACGTCTTGGTAATAAAGAATTGAAAAACCATCAGCATCTCCAAGAAATAGGCGAGAGATCCAAACATTGATATCCTTAGGCACGACTTTTACTGAATAATCATTTCCGCATACAAGTGGCAAAACTCCTGAGTGAAAGAAATCATAATCCATGGAGATGTCTTGGCTTCTTGTTGAAGACTCCTCCACATCACTATTTACAGCGAATACCTGAAACTCATTATCCCAAGTCACACCAGTCCTTGAAAGCCTTCCATACTCTACGGTCGTTCCTCCTGGAAATATCACATCAAACCTTTCATACGGTTCATAGACCCAAGCATCTCCCAACCTTAATAGTTCACAAAGAATGCGACCATCAGAACGAACCCCTGCATAACCTCCTGAAAACCCATTAAGGGTTGCAGTAAATCGAAGAGTATTACTTGCCCCTGAATAGACCCTTACCGAGTTACCTCTAATCCTCATTTCAATAGTGTACATCCTCGGATTGGAACGAAGATTTGCCTCTGTTGTTTTTATAATCTCAGTGGCAGTACTACCTAGTAGGGAAGAACCTTTATAAAGCTCGATGCGTTGCGTATTGAAATTAAGACAGCAAAATACATCCCCGCAAAATACCCCCGCTCGGCCATTTCCTTCCGGTGTAAATGCTATTCTTGCTCGTAAATGAACATCTGAAAACCCTTGATAATTCCATGCCAACTCTCCTGATCCATCAAGCTGTGAGTAGGGACGACTAGTTGTTTGATTAGGATTTCTCCACACCTGCCACTGTCCACTTAAAGCTGTCCAATAACTAGATGGTAAGGGGTTGTCATCCCTAAAATCTTCATACCAAACTAGTGCAGAGTCTGCTTTTCGACGTAGCACCTCTGTGGTTAGCTTAAATCCTCGATCCGGTTCAGCCATCACTCCGTTAACATCTTTAAACATTCGTGGTGATAACATAAATTCTGCCTCTCCTGCAGAAGGACTCTCATAGAAATTAGAGCATACACGAAATCCATAAAACTGCACACCTGGTACTAGCGCACTGACGCTGATTGTGTGCGTGCCGGCTGAAAGATATACACCCGAAGACAAGGAAAGCCAGCAAGTTGTGCGCCAATATGGCCACCATAGTCTATTCTCACTAAAAGTAGAACTTACACCATCCAAAGCAACATGAATACCATTCTTATCCCAAAAGGGAAAAGAGATACGGAATGCAACATCATAAACACCGGCAGTAGCTATTTCAAATTCATATTCTGCTTCGCCTTCTTCTCCAAGGGTTACCATTTGAGTAGAAACGGACACGTTCCCAGTATGGCTATCTGGACTTCCTCCAGTCCGGTCTACATAGATTGTGCCAAACTCAGTTCTTTGCTGTTTACTATAAGCTGTCAAATATCTGCGCCTGTTATAGGTTTCTCCAATTAACGGATACGTTCTTGAAACCGCATCCCACCCTTCCATGTAGTCATACACCTGCGGTAAAGCCCAAGGAACCTTATCGTAATCATCCCAATACGCAATGATAGGAATACGAGGTTGGGGAGGAGCATCATTTGTGAAGTTATAGACTCCAGTCATCCAGTTTTGGGCTGCATAATAGGTGTTGGAAATTCCTCGGTAGGTAATGCCTAGATTCGCAGGAGAATCGTGTATCCTCCAGTTCCAACCATAAGCAGGCAGTCCAAAGAACACTTTTTCAGGAGTCATAACACGAGCTGCATAATCATAGGTCCCTTCCAGCCAATTTCTAGGGGATACAGGCCCTGGCGCAGAACCCGCCCAAGCCATGCCATAACTCATGATTGCTGCTGTATCGCAGTAGGGATCTAAATCTTCATAAACACACCAGTTTTCACCACCAACGGAGCCTTGTACCCCTGTCATGCCGGGTAAGCAAATATTCACGAGTTTAGATGGATTGTATGCTTTAACCGTATTATAGATATCTTGAAAGAGAGCATTGGCCGCATCCTTATTTTCATAGCCACCACCACGCTCTAAGTCTATATCCACTCCAGCGCACCAAGGGTATTTATTCATAATACGAATAATCTCAGTAAGGAATTTATCCTTCGCACCATTAGTATTATTTCTAAGGGCTGTAAAAATGGATGCTGTACCATGATTCATGATTGTAAGCAGCCACTTGATATGTGGCCATCGGTTGATGTAAGTAAGCATGCTGGAGATGCTTGTACCTGTTTCTGTTATTGTTCCGGTAATATCTACTTCAAAGGTAAAAATCCCTACGGTATCCAAGCGATCACCATAATCACGTAAGGCTTGGTACATACGAGCATTGCCCATGAAACTCCAAACCATGCACCGCTTTCCTTTTAAATAATCTCTCATGGGCGTTCACTTCCTTCCTGCATTTCTTGAAACTCGAATAATACCCTGGCAGATTTTCTATCTTCTAACTTCACCACATGCTTACTATCACTAGCTGCGGTGTATTGAAAAAAGCCCTCTTTTTCAGAAGGGCTCCCATTTTTCAAACACTGCCTGGTAGAGGCTAAAAGAGAAAGTGTGTCTCCTGGGTTTATGGAATCTTTAAACTTAACCTTATGTGCTCCAGCTCCTTGAGATAACTCAATACCTCCTGCTTGCATACCCTGTATCGGGTAAATGTGACAATCAAGACCAGCTGAGGTTTTACCGAGATTAAAGAGAATGATTGTTTCACTACTACGAACCACTCCGTTATAAAAACGAACAGGCACAATGCTATTATTCTGCCTAAATTTCTGGAGCATGGTTTCTGTATTGATTGTGTAACCCGTCAAGCGGTCTCCTTCTTGCGCTTGAATGTCGGTAAAATAAACCGTACCAGTGCAGTCTTCTAAAAGTAGTTCCACCGTTATGCTAACAACACGCTTTTCTTCTTTGCAATGAATGGTCTCTGCAAATCTAGTAAAAGAAACTGACAATATCACCACCTACCCATCTAGTGTCCATTTAATTTCTGATACATGGGGAGTCCAGCCTGTAGCAATAGAGCCTCCTTGCAAAAGCATATCAGTAAAGAATACTGCGCCTGTGCAATCAGAAACATATATACGAATGGTTAGAGCCTTTATCTTGCTAAACCCTCGCGGTGAGATAACATGAGCTGTATGGAAAAAATAAGCCATAGCACCACTCCTTCCTAAAAGAGATCAATAAACCTTGTTTCGGTTGTACCATCCTCGTATTCAATCATAACTTCAATGCCGACTTGCCCATTAGGGCCTTTTTGAAGATTCTCTGATGCAATCTGAGCTGAGAATGTGTAACTCCTCCTACTTGCTGGATAGATAGTTTGGGATAGACTTTTTGTCATGCCTAAAACCCCATCAGCTTTAAAGGAAGCATCTCCTGAGACACCATTGTTTGGATCAACATCAAACCCTGAATTGAGCCAGTAGGTGATCCCGTCATCGGCTCTTGAATTTCTCAGATGGTTAAAGGGAACTAAATCTTTTACTTCCTGCCTGTCAAGGACATCGGCTGAGGATAAAATATCGGCAGCTTTATCCCACCCAGCAGATGCATCCCCTAATTCTCTTAAGGTGGTGGATAGCTCCAGTACTGTTTTCCATGGCTCTTGTAGATTGTACTGCCTGCGCACCACACGAGTTTTTACTGACAAATTTAAGTCTTTATCATCCACGGTAACGATATCACCTAAATTCCAAGCTTCATGTTCATATCCCGTCAGCACAGATAAATCCATAGCTGAAAGAACATAGGAAATTCTAGGCCTTGAATACTGTGCTAATCGCATATTAGCAAACTCGAGCATCTGATAAGGATTGCTAAAGGATGAGGCATCAAGGGTTGCCACTCTTACTTCTGATGAGTAACTGTAGTCCTCCACATATTCTTTATTTCCATTAATAGAGGCAAATGTCATCCCATCTTTTCCATATGCATAAAGTCGAGTGATTAAGCTTCTTGTATCTACTACCCTTTGTATGCTTTTCATGTTTTTTCTATAGCAAAACAAGGCTCCACTGTCTGTACCACCAAATGTCAAAAGATGCACCAACCTATTGGCACTATCAAATATTAAATCTCCACCATGAATGTTCTGTGTGGCTCGAAGAATTGATAGCGCGTTTTTCTCCGTAGATTGCCATGTTCTCCTTGTACTTACCGTTACGTTCCCTAAAGCCCACCCTGTACCAAGCAAGGCATAATGTATAGGAGCCTCTGGTGTTTCAGCGACAAAATCCATCGGCTCTTTTGCCGCGCTGAATGAAAGATCATAAAAGGCAGCTTCCGCATACACTTGTGTAATCACTCGTCCATCAGAAGTTTTCTCATCTGTCGTGGTTCGAATTTGGTACACATCATTTACAATCTGCACCTGTTTCTCATTATCTAGGGACTCTCGCTTGGAATCATGAAATGGCAACTTAAACTCCAAGATATCGGCGCCATTTACCTCACTGGTTACAATGATGTCAAAGGCATTTTCTAACACCGCTTCCCACGCACCGTTGGTATCCAAAACAACGGGTCTTGCAAATCCGAGCCTCTCATAAGGTGGTTTCGGAATATCATGAAGCTGTATTTCTATAAGCTTAGGTGTTCTTGTTGTATCTTGAGTGGTCAAAGTAATTCGATAACGAATATAAGCTCTATTCGGTGACTGAAGTTCTCCACTGGGTCCCACTGACTGCCACTGTGTCCAACTGACTAAATCATCAGAGGTGGAGGTTTCAACAAGGGAGATGGCAGTTACCCCTGCTGTGTATTCGCTGGTAACTGATACTCTTCCTGTTCCTGCAAGACTACAAGCAACTGCGGTTGTATAAAGCTGACCATTTTGAGCATAAACACCACTTGTTGCCTTCAGCATAACAGTACCCGGTTCCGTTAGGGCATCTACATCAGAGGCACTGTCACCACCGTTTGCCAAGATAGAAGATTTGAAGTAGGAAATAAGCTCCTCCATGGTAAGTGTAGAATTCTTTTCATAAAACCAATCATCAAATCCGCCCGCGTAATAATAAGTATCAGCGAGCATTCCCATGACAATATTAGCTACACAGTTTTGATTCAAATCTCCCGTAAAAGTTCTAAGGGGCGATTGCCAAATAGCACCATCACTTCGGTCACAGACCAAATTTTGTACTCTTTTGCTATTTACTTCAATAATGGACGCTATGAAATACCAACCATTATTCCTAAGGGTAATACTTGGTGTTTCCGTTTGATCATAAATCAGCGAACCCGATGCATTGTAAAGCATTAATCTTAATCTGCCTTGGTATAAGGAAACATAGAAAATCGGCTGTCCTGGTCCATGTCTGGTATTAAAAATGGGAATGAAATTTTGACCAATGGAATAAGTTGTCGGGTTAATCCATCCACCCACTACGATTTTTTCTCCTAAATCACTAAAAAAGCTACCGTCATTGGTAGCCACTAAATGGGTTCTTTCACTTGTAGGATTGATAATGTTTTGCCTGAAAAATCTCCCAAGTCTACCTAAAACCAAACTAGCTGAAGTTCCGGACCATCCGGATACAAAGAAGTTTCTGTTATTGCCTGACGCATCTAAAAGCATGGTGTTTCCATCTGGCACTGATTCATTAAATCGCCAAAGTCCAACGGTCTGATCACTTACTGGAAACTCGCCTGTGAAATCTGTTTGCACTGTTAAAATCGACTTAATGGCCACCTGATCACCTCCATCTGCTCTTAGCCAGAATCCTTAATTCAGAAAATGTTGCTCCCGCCACAGTGATTGCTATTTCATTATCTCCCTTATGAAGAACAGGAAAATTCAGCTCATCCAAGCCTGGTAAACCATTTCTCAATGTGTTTCCGTTTGTATCCGTTATTTTAGCTGTCACTAGTCCACTGTCAATGACAAGAACTTCATCTGCTGTCAAAGCTCCAACAACTCGTAATTCTTCACCATTTGTTGTAATCGAGATATAGGTAGAGGATGAACTGTTAATTGTCCCCTTAAGTTGATAGACGGGTTCTGAGTCAGCATTTCCGGTTAATCTTTCAATCTCATGGTTGCCTTCACTGGAAATTGTAAATTGCTCATCTGTCAGAGCATAAGCATGAGGATCTGGGCATATAAACTTAAGATCAAATGCCCCTGCCGTTCTAAGTAGCCTCTCACAATCCACCTGCTCAGTAAGACGGGCATAAAAGTAACGATCTGGAATATCATCCAATACAAGTTGCTTCAAACCATTCATGGGGTTTAGCCATTCAGCTAACCCATCCAATACATTTACCAGCTCAGCAAAACTTTTTTGTGGGTATACATTACAATTAACGATGATGATTCGCTCTGAGCTATCACAACCAAAATCAGCAACACCTGCTTTCCCCGGCACCATTTCATAGGAGTTTCTAAGGGCGGGCGATGCCTGCCAGCTTGTGAGTCTTGCTTTTATCTTCATGTCCTTTGAACTAATGCCGTTATAAATAAATCCCATACATCGTCCTCCTTTACGTTGTTATAAAGCGCCCCTGTGCTCGAGAACCGGTCTGCATTAAATTGTAAAGTTCTTGTGATATCTTTCGAATATCATCTTCACTGCGTACAATCATCTGCTGA